CTTTTACGCGGTCTTCCACGCTTTCGGCGAGGAGGATTATCAACATCTGACATAAATACCTCTTTAAAGACTCTTTAAAGTTACGTTACCGTGCATTACCGTAAACTTTTAATAATATATTTATAAACTTACCATTACCGTCACGGTAAAGTATCTTTAAAGACATAACATACTATTTATTGTACCATACTTTTAAACATTTGTCAAGCATTATTTTAAAAGAAAACATACTGTCCTTTAAACTGTACAGTCACGGTCCAGATTCTGCACTGCTAAGTGCTTGTTTTCTCTATAGTTTACCTGTTTAGAACTATTGGCTATATTAAGTTCTAATTTTACTCTTTTTTGTGTCTGAGAAGGATCTAACAACACAGTCATCAGCATAGTCCCTCCCCCGCCCCGAAACGGCGTAATGATTCTCATTCGCATTTGATAATGATTCTCATTCGTAAACGCTAATGATTCTCAGTTGCATATAAGGATATCTTTATATTCGCATATCTAAATAGGTGCGTGTGAGAGTCTAAGAAGGACCATTCAGGGCGTGAATGTAAACCCAGTTAACATCATTGGCCTGCATAATTCAGCATATGAATCTGCATCGTGTTACCCATAGCCTGCGTGAATGTGTTACCCCAGTGTTACCGGTAACAGTAGTGTTACCCCAAATGTGTTACCGAGTGTTACATTGCACCAAATTAGTGCATGTTTTAGGTAACATTTGAGAGGGTGGCATTTGTAAGCTATTGATTTATAAGGTTTTTTCATCGATGGCATGTAGCTTGCAACATATTGGGCATGGGCACTGCCTGCCCGTAATTCTGGTAACATGTTACCGCTAACGTCCAAGGAGGACACGAAAATGACACTACCTACCACACGACAGATAACCGATTCCGCTATGGCCTATGGCCGACTCGCTGGTCACATTCGAGCATTCTTGCCAGTGATCAACATTGACGCTCACGGCAACGTTTCAGGTCTTGATGTAATGAAAGATGCCATTGAGATCATCGCCGCAAAGCGATCAACAAAGGAGCTACGCGCACATGATGATGCGGACGGCGGAAAGGCTAAATCAGCGTTGAAGGTCCTACGCGTTACACTCAGACGCGAGACCAAAAAGGATATTGAGAAAGGCGGATTAGGTCTCGATATCACGTTCAACATTAAAGACGGGATATGCAATTTCTACATTCATGAGGCAGAGGAGTCAGAAGAAAATGATAAGCGCGACATTCTCACCACACTAGCCCAAAAGCTGGATGCTTCCGAAGTGCCGGACAGTATCCTTGAGATGATCGCTGAAGAGATGCGAAAGCTGTCAGTCTAAACCCGCTCAACCCGTAGCACTTGCACCTCTTCGGAGGTGCGCTTTTCCGTCCACGGTATAGAACCGTGCTGATGAGTCCTGTCCGGACGAAACGGAAACCTAAACTGGTAACATGTTACCGATTTTCAAGAGGGTTTAACGATGTCATACGATGAAAAAGTACAAATATTTTGGTTGACGGCTTGGGTCGTCGTTATTTTTGGTAACGCGCTTGTATTCACACCATAGGAGAGACGACGATGTTCGAACAATGGCAACCTTGGTGGGACGTTGTCCTGCTACTAACCACGACCGGCGTCGGCTTTGTGCTGTACGCTCTCACTAACGACGGGGAATAAACGATGAATATACGAAACGAATGCAACTGCGGCGCGACTGCTGAGATCACCGTAGATCAAGCAGACTTCAACCGCTGGAAAAACGACGGTGTTCTAATACAGGACGCCTTCCCGTACCTTAACGCTGACGACCGCGAACTAATCATGTCGACGAGACACTTTGGTTTTTGGAAATGTCCGACGTGTTGGGACAAAATGTTTGAGGAGGAATTGAACTAATGGATATACATTGCAGACATTGCGGCGAACCGTGGGATCATGACGAGCTTCATGATGTGGAGGGAGCGTCATACAAGGATGCTGTTCAGTTGTTTGTTAAGCATGGGTGTGGTGCGTTTGGTTTCGAGCCGCCACTACTTACGTGTAAGCACAGCCCTATCTATCCACCTGATATGATGGAGTTGATACGAACAGCGCAGGATATGTCACCGTACCCTGACGAGTGGAGTAGTCCTGATGAGATTGAGTTTATGTTGGAAATGGCGACAGAAATGTTTAAGGACTAGGCTGGTAACATGTTACCGATGTTTTGTACCGAAAATAAATCTGTAAATGGTGTTGACTTATCAAATGTCAATCCCTAATCTATAAAAAAGCGAGGAAAAAGCGATGAAAATCACGACAGCACAGAAGTGGTACGGCGAGGGTAGCGGTATCGTTATCAAAACCGACGACTATCTGATCGACCTGTACTGGTCAACGCGGTTCATGATGGGCACGTTCTACTGTCCACGCACTATTGACGGCGACGGCAAGTCATACGTTCTGGCACTGGGCTGGTTTCGCTGTGAGATCACCGAAGACGATATCAACTATTGGGAGTATATGTAATGAAACTACTTGACACGAGCAAAACACTAGGCAACACCAAGGCTCGCAAGACTAACCGCGACGACTCCATACGCATGGCGACGCTGACGATGCACCCTGACGATGTGGTCTGCGCTGGTGCAAAAGCTGCGGGCTGTATGGTTGACTGCCTCAAAGAGTCTGGACTGGGTGCTGTGTATCCGTCGATCAATCAAGCGCGACAGGCTCGCACTGATTACTGGCACGACGATCAGGAAGCGTTCCTCATACAGCTCAACCACGAACTACGCAACTTTGCCAAGCTGTGTGCAAAGCAGGGTGTGCAGGGTGTTGTACGTCTCAACGTCATGAGCGACATTAGTTGGGAAGAACACATGATCCCGCAGTCGTTCCCTGAGTTGCAGTTCTATGACTACACAAAGAAGGCGCGACGGTTTCATGGACAGCGACAGCCGGACAACTACCGACTAATGTTCAGCTACAGCGGAGCCAAGCACTATCAATCTCAGGTGCAGAGCTTCCTCAAATCCTACAGCGATGCGCCTATGGCAGTCGTGTTCAGGAATAAGAATTTCCCATCGACGTTTATGGGAAGACCTGTGATCAACGGCGACGACTCAGACTGGGTCAACGTCAACAATCGCGGGGTAGTAGTGGGGCTGGTTGCAAAAGGACCAGCGAAGACCAACACCAACGGCTTTGTCGTTGACAACGAAGTAATACCAACCATCAACTTTTAATTGGTAACATGTTACCAGAGGAGATTTACCATGACACATTTCAAAGTACAATCTAAGAAAGCACCTTCACCTATGAACTACCGAGGACGTGGTAGCGCGTGGCGAGATCTGTTCGAGTCAATGAAGCCCGGTCAGTGGTTTACGCTATCAGAAAAAGATAGATGCAAAACAAACGCGGCGGCTGTCAAACATCTGAGGGGTCGATACACTCTTTACAGAATCGAAGACGGTACGTATTGTTTTGTCAAGCTACGATAAACTTGTATCCAGTAATGAAGGAGAAACAACAATGCACTTTACAGAGAAACGAGTAGCAGAATATTTCGTTGACACAGTTCTCAGCGATCCAGACAAGAGCATCACTGTGTGTGGTGAGGGTGAGTACGCTGATGTTCAAGAATCACGCGAGCACTTCACGATACTCGACAACATGGGACAGTGTGACTTTGACGACGTGGGTGTGTACAGTGAGACACACGAGACTTACATCGCATGGTTTCAGTTTGTGTACGGTAACGTCACTAGCACCAGCGATCCAATGGAGGTAATCGGTGAATATTCAGCAGGGCCGTATGAGGATAGGATCATTAACAAAGTAGAGGAGATGACACAATGAGTGACTATTTATTAACTGACCGCGACGGTATTGATACTATTCGCAGAAAGATAAACGGGTTGAGAGCTGACATTGGTTACGATGTTATCAACAGTCCTAACAATACTGAGTTCGAGGAGTTGGATGTACTGCTCAGTGACGCAACAGCGAAGCTGGATGATATCTCTGACCTACTCAAGGACCGTGTCTATGCATACGATGTAACTGTAACTGTTACAAAGCGTGTGTATGTCAGGGGTCGTGACGAGGACGATTCATACAATGCTGCTGTTGACTATGCGCTGGAGGATCTGTCGCCACCGATTGACTGGAACGAAGATGACGTTTCAGCCATGCGTCAAGAAGATGAAGAGGATACTGACATCTACGATGTGGAGGTGTAAATATGAAGACGTACCAAATATTTATGACCAAAGTTTATGAGGTCAAAGTGAAGGCTGAAAGTCGAGACCATGCCGAAGAGCTGTTCGAAGACTTTGGAGATTGGGAAGAGCTTCTTAAAGTGCATACGTTAGATATAGAGGTGTGCGATGGTTTTGTTTTGGAGGATGATTAATGGCTATTGATACATGGTATGTAGTGCAGAAGTTTAACCGCAATACATGGGAGTGGGAGGAGCGTGACAGTGACGGCTCTTCCTACAACTCAACACTTGACAACGCAAAATACTTTTGCATTCAATACCACAAAGACGGCGAAGAGGTACGTGTTATCAAAGAGGAGGTAGTTTATGAGCCAGCCTAGAGAATCTTGGGAGCTGTGGCACGATGATTATTACGATCAGTTCGAGGAAGATGATCACGAACAAGACGACATCGATGCCTACAAACGCGAACGTGACGAGGAGGAAGATAAATGAAATACGACATACTTGAAGTCAGGAAAGAGCTAGACACCTTGATAGATTGGACGTGGTGGGAGCTAAAAATTATTAGTGATCATCTGATGGCCGAAAACAAACACTATGAAGAAGAAGATTTCTGCGCTTTCAAAGAAGACTTTTTTGAATTGTCAATAATGTTGGACAGTTTAGAGCGCATTGCAGGAAAGAAATATAACCCTGACGACTACTTTTCTTATGGTGTAGAAAGACCTTGGCACGTTCAGAAGTTTTATAAAGCCGAGGAACAGAAGGCAAGAGAGACTGTACTTATGCATAACACACCTCGAGGCTTGACAGACGATTAGATCCATGATAAACTCTATCTGTAAAGTCAACAGTAATGTTAAATTTATTAAGGAAATATTGTAATGACTATCTGTAAAGACGACATGATACATGAGCTTGTTGAGTACGACTTGGATCATTTGACTATAGGTGAAATCATGAATATGATTGGTACGTTCTTAGCTATAGGCTACGGCGAGCTGGACGATGAAGTATTGCAGGAACGTTACAACACACTAGGAGCAAGTGACCATGCCATTCACTGATACACACCAGCCATGTCCAGACTGCGGAAGCAGTGACGGGTTGGCATTCAACGACGATGGATCAAGCAAGTGTTTTGTTTGTGACACGTTTACGCCAGCACCCAAGGACAGCGTACGAGAAAACGTACGTGAACTAGGAGCTATCAACGAAGCACCGAAGCCATCGTTCAGTCAGACTGAGCATCGTCTCATCACTGCTGAGTACCGTTCCATCACTGACCGCCTCATCACAGGTACAACAGCTAAGAAGTATTCAGCACTGAAGAGCGGTGAGGTTACGACGTTCGGTTACTTCAGCCCTAACGATCCGACCAAGCCTGTTGCTGCCAAGGTACGCAACCCTGACAAACGCTTCAGCATCATTGGCGATTGGAAACACGCAGGACTGTACGGTCAGCACTTGTTTCCCGAAGGTGGTAAGTATGTGACTATCGTTGAAGGCGAGTACGATGCGTTAGCGGCACACCAAATGACAGGTAGTAAGTTCCCTGTTGTCAGTGTACGCAACGGTGCAACGTCAGCGGCAAAAGACTGTCGTCTCTTCTACGATTGGCTGAACAGCTTCGAGACTATTGTTATTTGTTTCGATGCCGACGAGCCGGGACAGAAAGCTTCGAAGGAGTGTGCTGATCTGTTCGGTAACAAAGCAAGGATTGTTAAGCACGTTAACGGCTACAAGGATGCGTGTGACTACCTATCCAACAACGACTCAGAGATGTACACCAAAGCGTGGTGGTCTGCTCAACCGTACACACCCGAAGGTATCGTAGGTGCTGGTGAGCTACGTGAGCTGATCAAGAAGCCACTCGCCAAGGCGAAGGTACAGTACCCGTTCGACGGACTGAACAAGCACCTGTACGGTATACGTATGGCAGAGCTGGTTACGATCTGTGCAGGCTCAGGACTAGGTAAGAGTACCCTTCTGCGTGAGATTGTTAGCTCCATCATGGCGCAGTCAGAGGATAACCTTGGTCTGATGTTTCTTGAGGAGACACCTGAACGTACCATGCGCGGTCTTGTTGGTCTTGAACTGAACAAGCCTATCCACCTACCTGACTGTGAGTATGACGATCAGGACATCGACCTTGTGTACGATACGATGGACTATGAGAACCGTGTCTATCTGTGGGAACACTTCGGTAGTAACGAGATAGAAAACGTACTGGGCAGGATGCGGTACTTTGTGAAGGTACTTGGCGTTAGATTCATCGTGCTGGATCACGTATCAATACTGGTGTCCGACCAAAGCAACGGGGATGAACGCCGTGCACTTGACATGATCATGACAAAGCTGCGAACATTTGTGCAGGAGATGAACATCTGTATGTTCCTTGTTAGTCACCTTCGCAGACCAGAAGGCAAGCAGTTGGAGGACGGTGCGGTGACTAGCTTGGGTATGTTACGTGGCTCTGCCTCGATTGCACAGCTCTCTGATGCGGTCATTGGTGCTGAACGTAACAGTCAGGCTGACGATCCAATTGTCAAGAACACGACCGTGTTACGTGTATTGAAGAACCGATATACTGGTAAGACAGGCAAGGCGTGTGAGGTGTTCTATAACGAGGCAACAGGACGACTAACACAGCGAGATGAAGTTGAGGAGAAACCCTTGTGAGATGTAAAGCGTGTGACGTAGAATTAACAGACTACGAAGCGACAAGACGGTATGCTATTAGCCAAGAGTTTGTAGACTTGTGCAACAGGTGCTTCGCTGTTACGCTAGACGACGGTGACGTTGTTGATCGTGCTGATCTACGAACACTCGCAGATATAGAGGAGATGATATACCATGAGCAAGATTGGGAATTGGATATTGGAACAGGAACAGTTGACGGAGATGCACCACAAACTTCCTAATCCTAAACAAGATGAACTAAACGAGGCGTACTATGAGTATCTGTTACTTGGATATCGAAACTACTTTGGATCACTCAACGATCTGGTGTGCCGTTACGAAGGTGAAGAACAACATCCAAGTACACACTACAGCCAGTACTTTGCAGAGGACTTTG